TTCTCGACGACGCCGCGCTGCAGGTCGAAGGCTGTTGTCAGCGTGTCGGTTGCTTTGGTGGTCGATCCGGTCGAGCTGGTGCCCTTGTCGAGTGCAGCGAAATACTGCTCGAGGTTGCCACCGGTGGACTTGACGACGGCGCCGTTAGCGGCTGCGATCGCGTTCCACCTCGAGGTCGCTGCAGTGTTCTTGTCGACCTCGGGGGCGCCCTTGCCCATGGCCATGGCTGTGCGGCTTACTCCGCCGTAGGCCTGCTCAGTAGATCCCGCTAGCGCGTCATAGGCGCCGGTCAGCTCGAGCAGCATGTTTATGGTCGGGCCGATCACGGGGATCGTTCCGACGAGGGTGCTGTTAAAGAACTGGTTGGCTTCGGCTGCGCCGGTGATGAGGTCGCCGAGGTCCGCCCAGTTCGGTGCCTCGAGGAAGTTCTTACCAGCCTTCGCGGCCTTGTCGGATGCTGTGACCATTCCTGCGAGCTGCACGACGAGGTCCCCTGCTGCAGCGCCAAGGTCCTCGAGGGCTGGCTGTAGGTCCTGCATGGCGGTCATAAGGTCGCCGGTTTTGCTTTCAGTCTTGCCTAGGGCGCTGAGGAAGCCAGCGCCAAAGCTTTCCTGTAGTTCGCCGAAGCCGACTGCTAGCCGATCGAGCTGGCCCTGATACGTGCCCGCTGCTGTTTTCGCTTGGCCGCCGAACGTGCGAGACAGGTCCTGTGTGATCGTGTCCATATTGCCGGTCGCCAGCACCGTCTTGTCGATGCCGGCGCCTAGCCTGCTAAGGCCTGCAGTGTTTCCGTCGTACGCCTTCCCGAGTGCCTGCACGACGGAGTCGAGCGACTTGCCGGTGCCCGCGCTTACGTCCATTGCTAGGCGTAGCGCGTCGGTTGCGCCCTGAGTGTCGCCGATTGAGCGCACAAGCCGGTCGAATGCGGGCCTTAGCGCGTCGTCTGCGACGCCGGTCTCACGCTGTAGCGCGTCGATCATGGCCTCGACAGGCGCCGTGTCCTGCGCTAGCCCGAGGTTCTGCAAGGTCGTCGCGAGCTTGGCCGCTGCAGCCTCATCGTCTACGAAGGCCTTGACGCCGTCTACGCCGAACTGCACAGCAGCGTAGCCAGCTGCAGCGCCGGCGCCGATGAGTGCAGGGCCGAGCATTCCTGACAGAGTGCTGCTCAGGTTTCGGGTCGCGTTGCCAAACCGGCCTAGGTCCTGCTCTGCGTTCTTGAGCTGTGGACTGAACTTTTTCAGGTCCGCCGCTAGGTAGACGGTTAATGTGCGGCTCACAGGGTGTTCCTATTCCACTTTGTCACGATGCCGTCGAGTGCCTGCGACCATTCGTGGAGTGCCTGTGCAGCGTAGGGGCGCCGGTTGGCCATCCATCCCGTGCCATCCCCAAATGCTGCGTAGTCCGATTGCGTGCCCCTGAACGCTGGGTAGCGCGTCATATTGGTTGATGCACCACCGGAGTAGACGCGCTTATCCTTGCCAACTTTTAACGCTGGCAGACGGTCCGAGGATGCACGTACCGAGTCGGCTAGCTTGGGTCCCCAGCCGCCAGCCGTGAGGGCTGCCGCTTTCCAAGATGGCACCATGTGACGGTTTGCAATGTCGACCGATGCTCGGCGCAGTTCCTTTGTTGCTTCCTTGGGGAGTGTTCGCAGGTCGCGGAGGACTGAACCGAGGCCGTCTATGCCGAGCTCGACATATTTAGCCACCGTTTAGCTCCTCAATAATCGTTGCGAGCATCCTTGGGTGGTAGCTGATGACTTCGGCGATTGGCCGGTGAGTTCTCATGGCTACCTGAACTATTAGACGGCGTGGGTCGCCGTCTTCGTAGGGCCCACATGTTCGCGCCGGTCGACGATGACCTTGTGCTCGCGGGCCCATTTCTTGACCGGTTTTAGGTCGAGGGGCTCGGGGTCGACCAGACTGCAGTACGCCGACAGTAGATCGAGGCCGGCTGGGTAGGCCGTGACCTTTGCCTTGTCGCACATGTCCCGGTAGTCGACAACGTGAATTGTTAAGACGGTGACCTCGACGGGGTCTGTGCTCCCGTCGAGGTACACGTCTAGGACGTCCCACACTATGCAAACACCAGTACGCCGGTGAGCTGCGCGGTGCACATTGCGACGCCGGTCGCGTCGAACGTGGTCTCCGCTGACTCGCAGTACATGGCTGCGCCTGTCCATTCGCCGGTGCCACCGTCGATGACGACGGCGATGCTGGCACCTGAGTCGACGACGGTCTGTAGTGCTGCGAACACTCCTGCTGCGTCGTCATACAGGAAAGAAAGCGATACGGCGCTGATGAGGTCGGTCTGACTGAATGCGTTGCCGTCGAGCGTGCGCGTGCGCGTGATCGTCGAGGTCGACGTTACGGTGCCGCTGGTGACCTGTGCGCTGTAATCGGTGGCGCCGACTGTCACAGTGAACGATGCGCCGGCGATCGAGGTTGCTGGCATGGCTTAACCCTTCATAGATGCTGTTACGGATATTTCGACGGTGATGATCGAGCCTTGGGCGCCGACGTCCATGAGCGTCGGTGGCCCGATGCTGGTGACGACGACGTAATTTGGCAGGGCCGAGAGGATGACGTCGATCGCGTCCTCTGCGTCGAGCTGCGCTGCGCTGTTCTTCCTCGGGTTGACGACGACCATGAGGCGCCACTGCGTGCGGTATGAGAGGCGCCCTAACCGCTCAGGTACGACCCAAGGTGAGTCGGACATGATCACGATGCTTGGTGGGATTGGTACGGGTGGCGTGCTTGTGTAGACCTTGTAGCCGAGTCCCATGAGTGCCGTCGTGATCGACAGTCGGGCCTCGGTCGTTAGGGCGGTCATCCGACCATACTTTCGACGTTGAGATAAGGCGCAATGAGTGCCGAGCGGCTTTTCAGCAGGATGCTGTTAAGCCGGTAGGGGCTGGCTTGCATGTCGAGGCCAACAGACTCCCCACCAGCTGCGAACCGTGCTTGGAATATGTCGATGCCGATGCCTAGCGTCGCTTCCTTCAGCGCTGCAGGCTCAGCCGTGAGCGCCGCCGCCGTAATGACCGAGCTCACTACGGCGACGGCTGCCGCTGCCACCTGATCGAACGGGTCCGCCGCATAGGTCAAGTCCAATGCGGTTGCCAGTTGCGTTCCGGTGAGCAGCGCCATGGCTTACGGCTCGACCAAGCGAACGATGCCGTTAGGGAGGTAGGCAGCAGTGACGCCGTATCCGTAGATGGCGATATCTCGACCGAGCTGGCCTACGTTCTCCGCATTCGCGAGACGGGGGCCGTCCTCGATCCACCGGGCTGCTTCGCCGTTGGTGACGATCGCGTGCCGAGCTGCTGCGCCGTCGAGCCACTTTGCGCGTACGACTCGAAGGCCGGACACGTTGACCTGCAGTGTGCTGGCCGTCGCGACACCGGAGACGTTCTGCACGCTGTATGGGGCAGGGTAGAACGACTCCCATCCGCCGATCTCGATCATCAGGGCCGTCGAGGCGTAGACGATCGAGGCGGGCATCCCGGTCGCGTCTTCACACTCCATGGAAGCCTCGAAGACTGCCGAACGGAACACAGCGCCGGTCGTGTCTGCGCTCAGGTCGTAGGTGACGGTTCCGGCGCCCTGATTCCAAATATCGTTCGTAAATTTGCGATCGGTAACCGTCGAGTAGCTCGCGGCCATGATGCGGTTGTGCGCGTCGAGGTACGACGGCTGTGACCGCTGCAGCAGCTGGTAGGAGATGTCCGAACCGGCTGCGTACGTCCCGAGCGATGCGGTGCCCTTTTCGATGCTGATTTGCACCGAGTTGACCTCGCTCTTTTGGGTTGCCTGTGCCTCGACGATTGCTGTGAGGTCGCCGTCGAAGTAGGGCCAATTGATGTCGAGGCCAACAGTGCCGGCTGACTGTGGGCCACCGACGCCGGTGATGACGGGGCGCCCGAGGTCGATGATGCCTCGGACCTGCTGCAGCCACACGGGCGGCATGACGCCGGGGTTGTCTCCGGTGACCTGATCGAACAGCGCCCGGGTGTCGAGTCCCTCGAGGACGGCCTTGCTGTATTCGCCGAAGCTGCGGAACTGTGCGAGCGGGTGGACGGGCTCGGCGACGTGGGCCACTGATGCGACCTCGCGGCGCAGCTCGTCGATTGCTTCGCGTGCCTGAATGTCTGCGACTACCGCCGGTGCGGTGTCCTCGACGGTTTCGACTGACATTGCTTCCTCTTCTCTGATTGAACCGACGCCTGCCGATGTGTAGGCAGGCTGGTGGGTAAGACTCACCTCAGCTAGTGCCGCCTTGGTGTATACGATCGCGTTCTTTCCTTTGGTTCTGGTCGACTCGAGCGGGGCAAAGCCGACAGACAGGCCTCGGCTTGACCCCGTTCGCATGAGCGTCGCGGCGTCCCGTCCTAGGGATGTGTTGACCACGTCGAAATCTATGTAGAGCCCGTCGGGCTCGTTGCTGGCTGCAGTGATGACGCCTATGGGCTCGTTGTGCCGGTAGGCGAGAGGCTTACCGACGACTGCAGTCGTGTCGAATGCGCCGGGCGCGAATGACTCCCGCATTCCGTCGTATTCGATTTCGACTCCGTACGGGACGGCCATGCCGTACCCGGTGCCGATGATGTCGCCGCCGTCGTCTGCTCGAGTGTGCAGCAGCAGCGTGCTCTGCGTGGTGACCGTTCTCATCTATCCGCCCATCTGTACGAGGCTCGTCGGGGTCAGGCCGAGGGTGTTGAGGTCGATCACCGTTCGCGCTTCCTCGGGGGTCAGGACGCCGAGGGGGACCAGCTTCTGCACGAGGTCGCCGAGGTCGGTCGCGTTGCCCCGCAGGAAGCCAGACGTATCGAACCGCACAGAGTGTCCTCGAGGTGTGACGTCGGGCATTGATAGCCGGTGTGTGAGCATGTCCATGACCGGTCGCAGGCTCATGTCGAGCAGCTGGCGGTAAAGGTCGACTCGGCTGGCGTAGGTGAGGCTCGAGGACGATACGCCGGCGCCAACCCACACGGGGTCGAGGTTTGCTAGCCGAGCGATTTGGATAGCGCTCTCGTTACGTGCCTCGACTAGGGCGAGATCCCGGGCGCTCCATCCCATGCCCTTAGCCTCGATCGCGCTGTTTAGGTAGGCCGTCGCCCTATTGCTGCGTGCCTCTTCCCAAGCAGCAAGCAGCGCGTCGACGGTTGCCGCTGGAAGGTCGGCGCCCGTGTTCTTTAGGACGACGGTCGGCATGGGGAATTCGCTGTAATTCAACGTGGCAGCCTCGAGGGCCGCGGCTGTGTTGATGGCAGCAGCTCCGGTCGTCAGCCAGCCGCCGAGCCCGTCGCCGTAAAACTTAATGACGTCGCGAGCTGGGACAGGGCTGCCGATGTAGTAGAACGGGTCAACTGGTGGGAACTGAGTGTTCTGGTTCGCTGTCGAGTGCGTCGTCAGGTCGGAAACGTCGTCAACGTCCATGACCTGCACCTCGCGGGGGAAACCGTCCCACGTACGGTCGACCACAAGCCAGTAGGCGCGGTCATGCAGCAGCAGGTTCTCCACGGTCCGAGCAATGACCGATGTGTAGGGCAGGAAGCTCGACGGGGTGACGAGGACGGTAGCGGTCTCGATCGGCTCGTTACCTCGGTACGTGCGCAGGCCGAAAGCGCCGATGGTGTGTGAATACGTTTTCAGCGCGTCGACGAAGGCCGGGACCTGCAGGGCAGCCAGCCGCGACGTGCGGAACGACGACCCGGCGCCTTGGATCATCTGCAGCAGCGCCGTGCCCGCGCCCTCGCGTACGTGCACAGATGGACCGCCCCTATCTGCTGCACCCAATCGGGTGCTCACATCTGTAGGAGCGGTCCATCTTGGACGGGGAAACGCCACGGGGCCATATTACAGGTTTATAACAATTGTCAAGCTTTTCGGCGACTGTGAATTATCGCTGTCGGCCTTTGGCGCTTGGTCGCTTGTGCTGCTGCGAACATGACGGCTCGAGCTGCGTACGACGGGCCCTCACCCATCGCGCTCGACAATACCCATCCGGCGTCCCGCTTGCTGATCCTCGAGGCTGAGAAGTGTTCCCGCAGGATGAGCCCACCGTCGTGCAGGATTGATCGCCGGTCAAACAGATCTAGCAGGGCCTGAGTGCCGGCGACTGCCTCACGCTGCCCCACCAGCTCGTCGAACCGCTCGTGCAGGCGGTCGACGTAGCCGGGGGTGACGATGACGAACAGCTGCGGGTGTTCGGCTCGCAGCTCGGCTAGGCGCTCGTCGACCTGCTTAATCGTTCGCATCGTCGAGACACGTACGACGACGCGCTCATCCTCGAGGACACCGGCGACCGCGACGGCGTGCCCTTGCCCGTCGAATGCCGACTCTACGGCGACCGTCCATGTCGTCGACTCGGGAAGCTCGATGTCGCTGGTCGTGTCCGCCCACTGTGAGTCCTTGAGCCAGCCGCCCGATTTCGTCACCCACTGGTTGCACCACTGCCTACGGAATGACGATTCCTCAAGTGTCGAGTGTTGCCGGGCGACGAAGGCCTGCCGCTTCTCAGTCCACTCGGGCGAAGCCCAAGCCCACGTGTCGGGCTCGTCGGGATCGGCATCGGCAGGCGCCGACCACTCGAGCAGCAGCGTGCCGGCTGGCGCGTCAAGCTGCTCGATAGCTGCCGAGCGGTACTGAATCATCAGATCGCTCGAGCTGTCCCCTGCCGTCGAAACGAGCCACAACTGTGCTTGCTCACGCTC